TCACGCGCGCTTCGCCCGTGCTGCGCGCGCCTGCATGATCTGCCGCGCTTCGCCCGCATACTTGCGAACCATCGCCAACGACGCATGGCCGCTATAGGCGGCAATCTCGCTATCGCTGCACCCCGCCAGCGCCAGTTCCATCACGCCCCGGTAACGGATCGCGTGCAGGTCATGCTTGACCAGCCCCAACCGCTGCCGCTCTGCCCGCATGATTTTAGCCATGTTGTCATACTGCATTGGCATACCCAAAGCGTTGCGCAGGATCGTATCAGAGGGGTTGCACGGGTCAGGTTTAACCAGGTCGAGGGTGGCCCGCAGCGCCTCGGTGCAAGGTAGTATCAACGACACACCCGTCTTGCTCTGCACCACGCGCAGGCTATCACCGTCATAGTCGCCCCATTTGAACCGCGTTAGGTCCGCAGGCCGCTGGACGGTGCCAACGCCCAATTCAAAGATCAGCAAGGGCAGGGCGGTTGCCTCGGCGCGAAACTTTGCTACCGCCTCATCGGTCCAAGGCACATGCGTTTGCTTCTTATGTTCGGGCGTCTTGATCCGGCGAACACCCTTTGCGGGGTTAGTCGCAAGCCAGCCTAAATCTATCGCATGTTCGCAAAGAACAGACATGACTTGCGGAATGTAGTTAGCGAACCGCACCCGCTCCTTGTTGGCTTCCATCGCGGCCAGCACATCAGACCGCTTTAGCCGGGTCATATCTTTGTCAGCGTTCTTGCTCAGCAAGTAATCCATAACCCGCTGATAATCATAGCGTGTGACAGTGCGCAGGTTTGTGAACCGATCACAGGCGCGATAGCTGGCAATCAGCGCCGCCCAATTGGTGCGGCCCACTGGCCCCTTGCCAGCCATGATTGCCCAATAGATTGCGTCGAATTGTGCTGTTCCAAACTCAGCATCAATCGGTGTATATTTTCCGTCTTTGCGGAAATACCAGCGGCCTTTGTTTTGCCAAAGGTAGCGTTTGGGCTTGGCTTTCATCATTCCATTGGCCCCCCGGTGCCGGGTCCACTATAAAGCGCAAGCGCGACGGGAATGATTTCTTCTTGGGTAAGTGTGCGAGTGACGCGAACCCCTGACTTTTTGCTGAGGAATTTTGCATTCGCTTGGTTAAGGTCTTTCTTTGCTTCCGAAATATCAAACTCGGCTTTAACCATGGACGCTTCGTCGTAGGTTGAAATGGCTTCTTGAAAGCGCTCCATCCCCGAACGCACCGCGGCCGAAGCTGTGCTGATCATTTCGCGCGCTTGAATGTCGGCAAAATTAATCTGTGCGCTGCCCTCAATCATGGTAACGCCACGCGGGCGCTCAGAAAGCGTTATAGAAAGGCACGGCTCCATAGTTTGCCCGTTCATTTTCCAAGCGTGTTCATTAAGTGTTTTGGGGTCTCCATATAGGTCAAACACGTCAGTTAAGGCTTCCAACAGTGTGCTTTCCCCATCAGGTCCAATTTCGCGGAATGGTCCGGGGCGGAAGTCATTCTGTGGGCGCGTTATGCTTTCAATCTGGAAGCTACCCCATTGCCGCACTTCTTCAGCAGCAGTTGTTGGGGTTGCTCCGGCAAGTATCGCAAGAGCAACCCGCGCTGCGTCTTGCGCAGTCATATGTGGAGCATTCACGCCGCGCGCACCTGTTGTAAGCAAGTTCGCTTCCCGCAAGGCACGAGTGATTTGCCGAACAAACGACGGGTCGCATCCGAAGTGCTGGGCTATGGTCTTGGTGAAGGGTCCGTTTTGCATACCCCTATATGCGGCCACAGCAGTTAGAGGGTCAAGCTCTAAAGGTCGTTGCCGCAGAAAGAAATTCATGCGGCGTTCCTTCCTGCCCGCTTGCCCCACGCCAAATTGCGGCGATTAGCATTGGCGCGCCAAATTCTATTCCCGCTTCTGCGTCTTCCGGCAGGTAGCCCTTCGAAGACCAAAGAACATGCGTCAGAGCCGCAATTTCAGGCATGGTTGATGGCTGGCATTCCATTAACTTACCCCGCAATTCCTCTGCTCGCCTTTCGGCTTCGAGTTCTTTCGCAGTTTCCTCTCCATACCCGCGCAGATCGGCCTGAAAAGATAACTCGACTTCGGCTGCGCACCACTTGGCATAAAGATCAAGTATTTCGCTGCCGGGTTTGGGCTTGGCGATGGTGGCCGCGATGCCGGGAAAGGCGATAGAAGACAGCGCGCCGGGGATCACGGTCAGCACGGTGCGGCGCTTTATGTTGCGTCCCTGATCAAGCGTTGAATTGCAAGACTTGGTTTCAGGCAAGACAGCACCGTTCCCGGAATGCGGGTTTTGCTTGGTCATAGAGGTATCTCCGTTGCTTAAACAGTAGTTTTTCTATAACTTGCTGGAATGCTCAAAACAATAGAAAAACTACAAGGTTGCCAATGACACCTGCCCAATGCCGTGCAGCGCGCGCCCTAATCGGCCTATCGCAAGAGGATGCTGCATTAGCGGCAGGCGTCGGCATTCAAACTCTTATTGCCTTCGAAAATGGGAAGCGGCAACCGTATGCCCGAACACTGGACGCCATCCGTGCAGCCCTCGAAGCTGCCGGGGTGATCTTTGTGCCGTCGAACGGGGAAGGCCCCGGCGTTCGGCTGCGCAAGACATAGGGGCGAAGGTTTCCCCTCGCCCCTGCCAACGCCACGCCCTTTATGACGAAGGGCTGCGTTGTGACGGGGTTTTCGCACTCGCCGTCTGATCGGAACGCTTTGCGTGGAAATGAACCGCAGGGCGCGTTCTGCCCATCCGTCAGGCGTTCACGTCGCCGCCGCCCCAGTTCACGGCCAGCAAGGCTTGGTTAAGCTGATCGGGGCTTAGGCCCAGTTCCTTCGCCCGCCCCATGGCGTCGATCAGCGCGCCAAGCGCCCGCGCCCTGCCGCCCGCGTCGAAGGCCTGCAAGGGCCTGCCCACGTCGATCATCACAGCCGCGCCCAGCTTGGCCGATGCCTCTTGCGCCAACAGTTCGCACATCGGCTGCAAGACCCATCCGGCAAGGTGGCGCTGCGCCTCTCGCACCATCGGCCCGGTGGTCGATGCGTTGTGCAGCCCCGGCAAGACCCCGAAGGCCATGGCGATTGCATCCCGTGCCGCTGCCAGCGTTTCCGCCGTCATGGCCTTGGACAGATCGGGCGAAAGCTGATCGGGCGATTTGCCAAGGTTCGGGTGCATCCCTGCCGCTGTGGCATGGGCCACGCCTTCGATCACAAGGCTTGATCCGCGACGGCCCCGGAAGGCGTTGCGCATGGTTTCCATATCATCGGCAGAGCCTTCGGGAAGCGGCACGATCAGCGACCCGAGCGGCGCATCGCGGTAAACGTCGCGCAGGGCGGTTTCTACCTCTTGCAGCAGGCTTGCCGACAAGGGCGCGCGGCGCAAAGGGGCCGATCCAGCCCACGGCGCGGCTGGGTCCGCCCCGATCCGCAAATGCAGCACCTCGGCGGCAAGCACGGTTTCGGTGCGCCCGCCGCCCGCTTCGGGCACGCTGACCCGGTAAGCCCTTGGCACGCCGTTGCGGGTGGACAGATCCCAATCGCGCGCAGGCACCAGTCCGTCGCCCGTGATCAGCAACACCGCCTCGCCCCGCAGCGCCACGGCGCGGGCGATCATCGCCATGGTGCGGCGGTCCAAAAGATCGGTGCCTTGCACATCAGCCAGCGCAAAGGCGTTTTCCCAAAGGCTGACACAAGATTGCACGGTTGCCGTCAGTTCGGCCAAGCCCGTGCCGCCGCCGATGTAGCTTTCGCGCGCCGACAGGACTTGCGCGGTATAGCTGGACCCGGACGCCCGCTTTTCCGTGTCGCGCGCCGCGCGCTTGAACAGCCAATTCAGCATCAAAGCCTCCAACGGTTAAGGGGGTGGGCGCGGGGCGGTGCCGCCTCGGGCGTCCAGCTTCGCGCCTCTATCTGCGCTTGCGGATAGGCGGGGCGGGTGACGATGCTGATTTCTTCCAGCACAGCGGCGGTGATGGTGCGCAACACTGTGTTGCCCTGCCGGGTGATGGTTTCCGCGCCCGCCTGCGCGGCCAGCCGGAAGCCGGGGGAAATCCCCGGAACAAGCCCCGCGCGGATGCCCGCCAGCACGTCCGCGATGTAGCTGACCCCGATCATATCCGGCGCGATCCGCGCCTCTATCAACAGCGCGGCGTCGGTGTTGGTGACTTGCAGGCTTCCAGCCGCCACCGATGCCATCGGCTTGGCAAAGTCATGCCCCGCTAACAGAAAGGTGTTGCGGGTCTGATCAACCGCAAAGGCGCGCGGCGCAAAGACCTCGCGCAGTTCCGGCCCGCCATTGCCCGCAGGCCGCAGCACGGTTTCGGCGCCATAGGGGAAGCGGCCTAGAAGGCGGGTTTCCCCGCCTTCGCCTCTCACCTCAAAGTCGCCCTGGTGAATGCCCCAAAGCATCACTGCACGTTGGTCAGAAGTTGCAGTTGCACGCCGCGCGCGACGGTCACGTCAACCGTGGCCAAAGCGGTCAGCCGCAAGCCGCCCGCCTGCGCATCGGTGAAGGGGTCGCGGATCACGTCCACCGCGCCCCACATGCCGACATAGATCGGGGCCACGCCGCCCGCGTTCGTGGTCAGCAGGGCATTGGTGGCCAGCGGGGTGCCCGTGGGGGCGGCAAGCGCGTTGGCCGACATGGCGATATTGGCGTCAGGAATGTTGCTGGTCAGGCGATCCCATTCCGAAACGGCGGTGCTGGTGATCAAGGTGCCGTCCATCTTTTCCCAAACCTCGGGCCGAATGAGCAACCGCACCGCATCCGGCGACCCTGCCGCGTTGGCTTGCAAGAACCGCGACACAGCGCCCCGGAACGCGCCCCACGTCGCCGCAGCCGCAATCGCAGTGGACGTGATGCCATAGGTGGCCGCACCGGGAATAACGCCCAAGGGCTGACCGCTTGCACCCGTGCCAAGGAAAACGGCTTGGTCAATGCCCTGCGCCATCGCGCCGTTCATGTCGCGGCGAATGGCTTGCTCCAAAGCATCGCCCGTCTGTTTCATCGCGCGCCGCGACAGCCGCATGTGAACGCCGAAAGTGTTGTTCGGCGTCATGGCCTTGTCAGTCGTGGTGTATTGCGTCGGGCCTGCGACGTTGCCCCCTTCGGTCGCAGCCCAGCCTGCCGCCACGCTGGACGTGACCACGGGCCATTCGGTCAACCCGCTGTCAATGCTGATCGACTGCGCGCCCATGCGCGCCGCCACGCTTTCAGGAAACAGGCGGTCAATGATCGGTTGCGTGGCCAGCGGATTTGCCACGCCGGAAGCAACCGTGTTCCGTTGTTCCAGCGCCGCCCACGGCACCGGGAAGCCCCGGAAGCCGCCTGCCGAACGCAGCTCTTGCACGATTTCTGCCGTCTGCCCGGTCAGTTCGCGGCCCTCGTCCAAGGCAAAGGCCACCTGCCGCAGTTCAAAGCGCGCCATCAGGGCGGCAAGTTCACGGTCGGAACGGGTTTCCAGATCGGCCCCAGCTTCGCGGCGTTCGGTATCTTCGGCGATCAGCGCCGCGCGGTAGCGGGTTTCGTTGGCGCGATATTCCGCGTCCAGCGTTTCCATTGCCCGCACCTCATCCGCCGTTGCGGCGGTGTTGCCGACAAGGGCGGCAAGTTGCTGGCGGATTTCCGACTGACGCCGGGCGATCATAACAGAGTTAAGCATTGTGTTCTCCAAACATGCTAGGTTTCGGTTTCGGGGTGGTGGCTTTGCCCGCCAGATCGGCGACAAAATCTTGCCATTGCTGGCGCTCATCGGACGGCGGGCGATGCCCGCATTCGATCCGGGTTTTCTTGGTGTGACAGGACGGGCAAAGCGCCTGCAAATTGCGCGGCTCATAGGACAGGTCGGGGTGTGTCCGAACGGGCTTGATGTGATCCACCTCTAGCCGCCCGCCGCAGCCGCAGCCCTTGCAGCGAAAGCCGTCACGCTCCAAAATTTCCATCCGCAGCGCCTTCCACCGCTTGGTGCGGGTGACGACTTTCGAATGGCGGTGATGTTCCTTGCGAACGCCCATCTTGTTACGCCCCCGGCCCTTGCAGGCAGCGCAATTCGATGCCGTCCTTGCGGCCCAACTCGCTGATTTCGGTGATGTTGAAGGCGCGGCCCTCAAACAACAGCCGATCGGCATTCGTCAGCCCCGCAAAATAGCGCAGCCGGAACACGATGATTTCGGCCTCGGTTGCGCCTTGGGCGCGCACAAATTCCGTGGTGCTGCGCTGGATCATCTGCGCCGGAACCGTGGCCAGATCAGACCAGGTGAAAGTTGGCGTCCCGTAGGCGTCAACGGTGGCGCTGCCCCGTTGCAGGGTGATCTTGCGATCCATTTTTTCGGCTTTCATGCCCAGAGTATCCTTGCTTTGGTTTTTGGCCGGCCAGCGATCCGGGTGCCTTCGGCCACGGCCACGACCGAAGCCGCCGCTGCGTCGATCCGCCCATTTGACCGGGCCTTGGTCAGTTTGAGGTTGTTGGCTGGATCGGTCAGGCAAACCGCATCCGCGAAGGCTGACCGCAGTAAAAGCGACGGCTTGGCCCTGACCTTTCCGTCAAAGGCGGCGCGGCGAAACCGTTCGCAATCCTCGCCGCCATCCCGAAAGCCGTTGCCGCGCCAAACCAGCGGCGCGCGGATGCCTGCCCGGTCCAGCGCCTCGCCCAGTTCCGATTGCTTGTAACGGTCCATCACAAGCCCCAAGACTTGCTCACCCTGCACATGGGCCATGACCTCAGTGAGCCACGCGGCGACGGGCACCGTCTTACTGCCCAACACCGTCAATTCGCCACGATCCTGCATTTGCACATAGCGGTCGCCCACCGCGTCCACTTGGCCCCGATCCAGCAGCGACGGCATGGACGGGAACGTGCCAAGGCATTCGAGCCGCCCGGTTTCGGGCCAATAGAACGCCGCCGCCGTCATGGATGCCGACCCGCCCAAGTCGATGCCGATCACGACCCCACCTTGGCGGGGCGGCAGGTCCGACACTTCGCAGCCAAGCCATTCGTCCATGGTCAGCAACAGGTTGCGGGTTTCGCCGCTGATCCGCTCGTTGCGGTTGTAAAGCCGGAACGTCGCCAAGCTGGAGCCACCGCGCGCGATGGATTGCGCCGCCATCTCCTGCAAGCGGTCCATTTTTGCGCCGATGCCAAAGGCCGCGCCGGGGTTGGCGATGATCAGCGACGGAAGGTCATCGGCAGGCAGGCCGGGGGAAGGCCGATGCTCTTGGACGTAGGAACTCGGCACACAATCGTCGATCCACTTGGAAAACGTGTGCCCGCCCGCCGCGCTTGCCCAAGCCCGAAATAAGCGCCGACTCCAGCGCATCGCCCTTTTCGATTTCCCAGTGACCGCGCTCGTCCATCAGGCACAGCGTCGGGGCCGATCCCAAGGCCGACTTGCCATCTGCCGCGATCACTTTCAGCAGGTGCCCACCGCCGTCGCCCGCGTATTCGATTTCCAGCCGGGGCGCGCGCCGGAAGGTCAGACGGCGCTGAATTTCCAGCGGCAGATAATCGCAATAGCCCGTAACGAAGTCGTAAGCGGTCTTGCCTTGGTCACGTGTGCGGGCCGCAATCAGCACCTCACGGCGCGGCTGGCGATCCCAGACCCCCAACAGCCCACCCAACGCAATGCCCGCTGACAGCGCGGTTTTGCCGTTGCCACGGCCAATGCTCAGAATGGCGGTGCTGATCCCATCTGCCAAAGCGCCTTCCACAAATTGCCGTTGAAACGGCGCAAGTTTGAGCGGCGACCCTGCCAAACCCGCTTGGGGAATTTTCAGATTTTCCAAAAACCGGATGGCTTTTTTTTCCGCCATTTCGGACCCGTCAAATTCGTCGGGAGCGAAAGCGCAAAAGTCTACTCGTCGGTCTCCTATGCCAGCAGAAACGGCGGCATTGGGACCATATCCGAACAGGTCTGCGCTTGCGCTAAGGTCGCGGGCATTGAACATCACAGCCGCACCCCACGGTAGCGCGCCACGATCCGCGACATGTGCGCCGACATGCCGTTGCTCTTGCCGTCGCCAAGCCCGCGCGCGTCGAACAGCGCCGCCGCTTGGTCAAGGATGGCATGGGCAAGCGGTGCCGGGATGGCCGCTGCCACGTCGCCAAAGCCCGCCTGATACTCGATCACGACAACACCGCAGGGCTTGCCTGCGCTTGGCTTGATGGCAGGGCGTTGGCCAGCCACGACGGCGAAGTCGTCATAGGCCACGCCGTCCACCGTCACCGTGACCGACAGCGCGTCGGGCATCGGCGTGATGGGCAGGGCAACCCAAGCCGTGCGCGGCCATGCGTCCAGCGTCACGCGGATAGTCTGGGTCAGCAAGGCAAGCTGGCCATAGTCCTCGGCCTCTGCCGCTGCCGCCCTGCCGTGCCGCGTGGCCTCGGCGATCTGCGCTGCATCCGTCACCCGAACGTGGTCAGCCAAGGCCGTGGCGTCAAACGGCAGAGCCGTGGGCGTGGTCAGGCGTTCAATGATCAT